CATGTCGAACTCACGCTGCCTCTCCGCACGTTCTCTTTCAAGCTGTGCTTCTTGTCTAGCAGTCTGTGCTTCAATCTTTGCATCTTGCTCTGCAACTTGGGCAGCTCTTAAAAGCTCTTGACCCATAGCAGTTTGCTGTACTTCAGGCTGCTGTTGGGCTGTACCCCTAACTACATTAGTAAGAGGGTTATCAAGCGGTAATTCTTGTTGATTAGGATCAACTGTTTGTTCTGTTGTTTGCTGCTGTAGAGCCTGCTCAACAGTATTATTAGTACCTGTCGGCTCCATTCTTTGTTGTAGTTCTGTGCCTGTCACCGGCTGATCTTGGAATACATTAAGTAGTCCTTGTTTGCCCGGTTCTACTGCAGGAATAGTGGGTGTATTAACCTGCACTTGAGTATCAAGCGGCGTACCTGCACGTACCCCTTCCTGTCCTGCCACAAAGTCTGGTGCTGCTGCAACAGGTTCCACGGCTGGAGTAGGTGCAGGTAACGCCTGTCCGCCTACGGGAGCAGGTAGGGCTTGGGGAGAGGGAGGAACTTCCGGCCCAAGAACCTGACCTTCGTAGACGTATGGATTTACACCGTCTCTGCCTTTATATGGAGTTAACGGATTAGGGCTAGGGTTTTCTGGATTAACTGGGTCTGAAGAACTTTCTGGTTCAGTGTTATTTCCGCCAAGTAAGTCAGTTGGTTGTCCTTTCCTTAGGTTTGCTACACCACCGATAGGCCCACCTACACCAAAACCTGCAGCGAAAGCGTTTAAAAGTCGTTTACCTGTTTCTGCGTCACTAAGTTGATTAGTGCTAGAAAGGAGTATAGCTTCTTGACCTAGTTCTGTAGCACCTTCAAGAGCACCGCCAACTGCGAAACCTTTACCGAATCGCTTTGCAATACCACCTTTTGCCATACCTGATGGAGATAAAGCAGAGTTAGGTACACCAAGGATTCTACCAGCTAAGAAAAATTCAGGAATTACTTCTAATGCAGCATAAGGTATAGCACCTAGTAGGGCTGTACCTCTATCACCTACACCTGTGTCTCTTACTTCACCATAGATGTCAGCGACACCCATACCGTAAGCACCTGTTGTAGTGCCAAGGAAAGCACCTCCAGCAATAGCTTGATTTCTACCACCTCTAGCTGCTGTTGTAGCACCAGTTAAAAGAGCATCATCAAAAAAATCTTTACCTTTTGTAGCTACTCCAGATCTACCAACATAAAATGCAGCTGGATTCTTAATCTGAGCAGCACCTGTAATACCTGCAACTTCACGAAGAAGTTTTTTCTCACCATTAGTAAGAACTTGCCCTTTCATATATTTTTTAGCTGCAGCAAGTACGCTTTGTTTAAATGATTCTTTACCCATAAGAGCAAGAACACCACCGCCCACAGCTGTAAATGGGTTAGCACCACCACCTGCAACTGCACCTGCACCCGCTCCGATCAAAGCCGTAGCAATAGATTCAAAAAGCATTGGCCCTTGTTGAGCTAAGTTAGCTACAAACCAGTCGATAGCACCATGAGATTCATCACCAAGCTCAATACCAGTAAACTCACGTTGATATGGTTGATTATAATAAAGCTCTTTTACCGCTTCGTTTACCCAGTCTTGACCTGTTTCTTCAGCACCAAGGAACTGCATACCTCTACCAGCAAGTAGTTTTAGATTACTACCACCGATTTCAAAGTTACGTGCAGCCAAGTTACCAAGGCTAGGATCTTCAATATTTTTAATATATCCAGCGTAAGTTTGAGGAGATACTGTCTGCCAATCATACCCAGCTGGAGCTAGCTGTGGTGTAGCAGTAAGATAATCTTTAGACTGTATAGCAGAGCTAGCGTCATCTGCATCAAACAAAGCACCATTCACAAACATCTTGTTAGTTGACGGACTATATAGTACCTGAGGCCCGTCAAGCTGTGGCTTGTTCATGTTAGGCATTTCAAACTGAGAGCTATTAACTAGGCTATTACCCAGTGCAGCCATGTCTTCTAGACCACCCCCCAGTGCTCCTATACCTACATCAGTCTGTGGTCGGAAAGGATTACCAAGAGGGTCTAAATCCATTGCCGTAAGGGTCGTACTCCCAAATGGTTTTAGACCTGCTTTTGCCATTATCCGCCCTTATTATTATTTAATGCACTTACATATGCGTTGCCAGTTGCGTTACTTGTGACAGCCGGAGGTGTCAAAGGTTTCAACTGTGGTTTTATAACTTCTATACCATCTGGCCCTTTAGTTAAAACATTAGGGTCAAACAAATATAGAGTACCATTAAGAACTACTGTACCTCTACCAGATCCATCGCCGATAGCTTTAAATTCACCATTAGCTTGTTTAATTGATTCAAGAAGTATTGCAGCTTTATCTTTAACTTCCTGCACTTTGATCTCTTTAATCATGATAGCTTGCTGTTTTTGTAGTTCTTTTTGTATATCAATACCAGCTTCAAACAACTTCATACTCTTTTCACCAGCCATTTTTTGCATATTAGCTCGGAAGTTAGAGTCAAAAGTAAGTTGAAGTTCTTGGCTTAATTCAGCTTCTGATACACCGGTTTTATAATACTCACCATCTATAGTAATATTAAACTTTTCGTCTGTACGTGGTATAATTCGAACATCTCTACCAGAATACATAGACCATACCATAGCTGCTTTGTTTGTATTACCAAACTTAAGATCATTTAGACCTTGCATACCTTGAAGATATAGAAGTTTTTGATCTACTTGAGAAACGGAAGCCCTAGCTGTTAGCGCATTAGCCTCTGTTTCGTCAGCAAGATTAAGGTATTTTTCATAGCTTTCGAAGTTGCCATTAAGCCTAGCAACTTCAGCAAATCTAGCATACTCAGCAGCTTTTTGGTTTAGTCTGTTAACTATACGTACAGCTTGTTCTCTTGTCTCAAGAACATACTTTGTGTCTTGGCCAGCTTTACTTGGGTTGGCCAAATACATCGCAGTAGAAAATACATTTGAACCAGCTGACGAGCCATCGCTATTAGCTGTTGTATCACTGATTATACCACCGAGAGCTTTATCAGTATCTTTTACAATTTGATCGACAGTATCAATAGTCTGCAGAGAGCTTACGTTCTCACTAGCTTTGGCTGTATTAGATGTGTTTGAAGATTGAGCTTCAGTTACATTTGAATCTGCTACTGTAGATGTGCCTGCACTTGTGTCTGTTTTTAGACCTGCAGTAGTAGTGGTTTTGTTAGCATCAGGAGGAAATGCTAAAAGCATATTGTTATAAATATTTACAACAGCTCTATTATAGTCAGTATTAGTTACAGTACCATCGTCTGCATTAACTGGTCTTTTTAAATCTCGAACAGTTTCCATACCACCTTGATAACCTGCAGCCAGCAAGTTTCTAGGTATACCTATATACTCACCATATTTTAGGTATAAGATACCCGCAACCATTTGATGTTCGGGATTATTAAAGTCGAGAGCACTAGCAAACTTTTGAGCTTCTAATGTTATATTATATTCTTTAATGTTAGCTGGATTTGAATACCATGCTTTCATCTGGTCAAAAGTACCTTTTGAAACCTGCATAGATCCAGAAATAGTTACTTTCGTACCGTCTTTAAGTTCAACTTCTTGAGTTTTAGTAGTACGTCCGTAGTCTGATTCCATTGCTAAAACTGATAAAGCAAAGTATTTATCAAACCCGACAGCATCAGCAACACTACCTACAAACATAGATTGTGGTGTTGATAAACCTACATTAAAATCATTTGTACGAGCAGTGATTATACCATCTGTTACATCTTTAGATTCTTTATATACCTTTAATTTTGCTCTATTAGGTGCGTCTGCAATAAATGTTTTATGGAATCCTATTGGGTCTGCCGCTGCCCCTGTAAGTTCTTTTGGATTCTGAGAAAAATATTTTAAAGCATCTTCAGATTGAAACCAATCAAGTGCTGCCTTACTATCTGCTCGTTTTGCTGCTTCACTAGGACTATCAGTAAACCAACCCCATGCTCTACCAGCTGGAGAACCTGCAAGCATGTCCCCGTAACCTATAGCAATACGGCTTTGTATCTTATTTAAAATTTTTGCAAAGTCACTTTTAGCAAATAAACTATCTAGTGATTGTAAAAACTGAGAAGATTCTTGGTCTATCTGTGTAATGTCAGGTGTTTTACTTACACCTATCTTAGACATATCTAGTTCTGCAGTAGGATCATAATCAGGAACTTTTAGTTCTACCTTATCAGGCACAGCAATAGTTTGATTACCTGTTACATTACCGTCAACACTACTAGTACTATCAAGCTCAATCTTAGAAGGTAGTGTTTCGACTTTAACCTCCTCACGCGGTGGTACAACACCAATCTGAGGAGAACCATAACCCGAAGAATCAAACACAGGTGCGCTGCCTACGTTAACAGTCCTGTCAATCATAGGGCTTTTTAGCTTCATCCTATCAAGACGTTCTTGTTCTATACGCTGCAGCTGTTGCAGTTTGATTTGATTTTCAGCGCCTCTGTTAAAGGCTTGTGGGTCTATGCCTAAGGCTTCTCCTAAGATACTCATAAGCTATTCCCTAACTGATCTTTGAACTAAGTGCGTTAGTATTATTTTTACCCTCCAAACCGGCTACACGTTTGTTAAGATCTTCAATTTGCTTATCTTTATCTGCATCACTACCAGAAGCAACATTAAGACCACCGAAGAACTCAGCAATGTTTTCTCGTTTTTTATCTTGATCTCGTCTTAGACCAGCTTGGTAATTCATTTGGTTAGCAAGAGCATTTGCATACATCGGGCTACCACTTGGAATCATACCATAACCAGTTTTAAGAGCTTCGTTCTGAGACTGCATACCTTTTTGGAAACCTGCATCATAAGAAGATTGTACATTTCTACCCGCTTGTAGAGCTAATCGTCTTTCTTCTGCTGCACTCATACTACCACGACCTGTTTGTAGGCCAGCTGTACGTCTGAAGTCACGTAGTTTCTTTTCTTGTTCAATAGCAGTTTTGTTAGCTGCTTGAAGTCCAAAGTATTCTGGAGAAAAATAACCAGCTTGTACAACATATTGTTTAGCTGCATCCATCTTAGCATTAAACGCTGCTTCATCTTTTTGTTTAAGTTCTGCAAGTTCAGCTTTATATGCTTCTAATGTTTCTGCTTCTTGTGGAGACAACTCAGGCATCGAACCCGGTGCAATAAGCTGTGTTGCTAGAAGTTGACCACCAGCTTGAAGTGTTAGGTTTGCAAGTGTATCTGGATTTGTAATCTTATCTACAACTTTCGAAGGTACTGCTGCAAGTTTTTCAGTGAAAGACAAAGCCTCTTTACCACCACCTGCACCACTAGAAAGCACCTCACCTGATTTTACACCTGCTTCGCCGCCACCAGCTACTACTTCATTACCAGTGCCGGGGTTTCCTCCGACGTTTGTTGTTTGATTATTACCACCAAACATATTTGAAACAGATGTTTTAGCTCTATCAAATGTAGCACTAATACCAGTTTGGTTTACATTACCAAGACCCGCTCCGGTTCTTGACGCAACACCATAACCACCGATACCACCACCGATAGCACCCATGATTGCACCTGCTTTAACACTCTGTCCTGTAACTTTAGCTGTGATAGCGCCGAGTCCTGCACCAACAACTGCTGAGGTTATTGCTGCCCCTGCCGTAGTAGAAGCAAAAGCTGTAACAGCAGAAATACCTGCTGAAGCTACAAGCGAACTTGCAATAGCTGGAGCTGCGATAGGGATTACAACAGCCGCCGCTACTGCGATAACTTTCTTTACACCCCCACCATGTTCGGTTGGAGCGATTGGATAAATTGGAGTAGCATCAGCTGAGGGGCCAACTGAAACTACCAATGGATTGATTGTATTCATTTAGACCTCCGTTAAATCCTGTCTTAGTAAGACATAATGACGTTCGAAACCAGCTGACGTTAAAATTTTCTCCATTGCTGGATGTACAGAACATTCTACTTTCTTTACACCACAAATCTTAGCCCAACCACAAACATCTTTCCAGAACATTTGTATCATAGTTTTCAAGTCTTTTCCACCTAAAGCTACAACATTCATAGCTGTAAACCTAGGATAGTATACAAGCTCCATAACTATAACTAACTTGACAGTTGGGACTTCAGTGTCATCATTTTTAGCAACAATGACAAACACCTCACCTTTTAAGGCTCGAGTGTAAAGATCTTCTACAAGCATTTCGCCGTGCATAGCTTTTTCTATGCACCGCTGTAGCAAAGGAGTACATTGACCCCAGTACTTGTCTATAAGCTCTTTTGTAGATAACAGCTGAGCTTCGTACTTAAGATCTGTATCTTCCTTTTCTACCACTTGTAACATTACTTCTCCTTATATGAGGCCAGCATTTTATCAAAAAACTCTGTACCTTTTGCTTTGACAATATCTTTTGGAATAACGTATTCACCGCCTTCTACTTCGATTTCACCGCCACCTTTCATTTGTACACGTACACCACCCTGATCATGTGAAGGGCCGTAAACCATACCACCAAATTCCATTTCTTGGACTGGAGCTTGTTGTGGCATTGGTTGTGCACCACCCTCAAACTGTACATCAGCTTCCATAGATTTAGCAGCTGCAATAATAGCAATAAGCATTCCTTCATCGTATTCTTGAGGAAGATCTGCTTCAGTAGCAATACCTCGTTGTATAGCCATTTGCCTGATCTGAGGATACATCTCAGGATTTTGCATAACAGTTTTTGCTAACTGTATAATCATGTTTAGTTCTTCTGGGTTTACTTCACCCGATTGAATACCTGCCTCAATACCTGCTCTTATTCTAGCTACAACTTCAGGATTCTGTGCTAGCATTTCATTTACTTGCATATCCATCATTTGTGCGTTCATCATAGGTGCGCCTTGTGGCTGTATACCTGCAGGACGTACAGGCATTCCGCCCGGCCCTACCATTCCACCTTCTTGATATGTTGGTTGCATCCTAAAATCCAATGCTGGAAAATTAGGATCTTGTGCTACCGTACCTGTTGGTATAGTTCCGATAGATCCTGAAGCCACACCTGCTGGTGGGGTTTCGATTAGTGACTGTATACTTGGAGGTAAATCCAAAGATACAGAACTTGGTACTGCTCCTGCTACACCGGCTACTCCACCGCCCAAAACAGACGGCGTCATAGGTTCTTGCATAGGAGCCATTCCCTTTTGGTCGTTGTATGCCATTAGCCTACTCCTTTTAGTTGACGAAGAAGTGCATTTAGCACTGCCCTAGTAAAAGCTAGGTCATTTGCTAAAGTTTGCACATCAGTTATAAGTTTACCATAATCGTCAAGACCTGCCACTTCTTGACCACTAATAGTAAATCCTGCACCTTTTGCAGTTACCTGTTTTAAATCTTGATCAGGCATCAAGTTTACGGTTATCTGACCTTGAGTAATTGCTTTACTAATAAGATCCGATTCACCCCGTAATCCAGTTAATAGCTCTACGTTCTCTTTAACAGAGCTAATCAAAACACTTTGCCAGTCAGTTATACCTCCTTGTGGTACTGCTGGTATCGCTGTAAATCTAGCCATTATGCCGTCCTCAATCCGTAAGGTGTTTCGCCAAAATGAATGGCTCTTATTCTGGACGAACCAGATACACCTACTTCGAATGTATCCGATCTATAGCCAGTAGGCAATCTAAATATCTCGTCACTGGAGACAGTTGCTTGAAATATAAGGGTTTTATCAGCGAACAATTTAAAAGTAACAGGAAGAACACCTGAAATATCTTTCAGATTTGTTGTTTGTCCATCACCATTTATAGGATAGGCATTTAAAGTACCTATATTTACATCTCTGACGCCAGCATCTAAATAATCTGTAGGGCCGTTTAATGGAGCTAATTGTATACTTTTAGCCCAAACAGCATTGTTTAAAGCAGGTACAGTCGCATTAAATGCAGTAATGTTAGCAGCTTCTGTATCAGGCGTTTGGTAATCTGCAATAACTCTAGCCGCACCAAGATTTAAATAATCTTTAGTTACAATAGTTTTTGACTTCCACTCTAGCGGCGAAAGAATCTGATCTTCATTGTCCCACTCGAATATTTCTCCATTATTACCCGAAACATAATACATAGTACCTGTCTCAGGATCAGACCAAGCTGCGCTAAATGTATACTGAATATTTACAAAATACCCGCCAATCTTATCATCACGCTCAAATATAAACGATCTTGAGGTATGAGATCCAAAGTATTTACCATTGTAATAATGCCCAATAAGAGTAGCAGGATCTAAAGTATCTTCCCAAGTATCCCAATCGTGTACAAACTTAGTAATAAGATCAATACCTGTAGATGGTGAAAATACTGCAAGACCACCCCAAGTAGCCCATACAACACCATATCCCATATTAACTACAGATCGTTTAGACACACATGGATATAGTGTATCAATACGTGCACTAACCATAGTCGCTGGATCATTACCAGAAACTGAATATGGATATTCTTTAGTAAGTACAATAATATACCCAGCCACTGGCTCAATTGCTACAATATCTGATTCAAATGTTAAACGATATTTTTCAGGCCAAGCGTGAGGTTTGTCAGGAAACGAAAAGCATAACTGATTATCAAAAAACCCTACAAGAATATTATTATGAGCAGTACGAAGACCTTTCATATTAGTTGGTGGTGGGTCGTATTCTTCTGAAGGAACTATAGTATTAAGACTACTTACAAGAAAATCGTCAGTAAAACTATAATCACCGCCATCACCCCAATACCTAGCAGTGCTAGTGCTAAGCTCAGATACATCATGAAATAATGTCCCTGTAGTTTCTGCTGTCTCACCTACATCAATAGCTGTTTGGGCAAAAGTAAACGCATACTCGTCTACAACGGACGCAACTTCGCCAGTAGTATTAAAAGTTGTTTGTCCTGTAATACCACTAATTTTAAACCTATCACCTTTAATTAAATTATGTGGGTGTGTTAGTGTAACAGTAGATACATTAGAGACACGTTTAACTTTCGCTGTAGCTGTAGGATACCAAAGTGTAGCTAATTTAAAGTAATCAGTAACAGAAGCTGAAACTACACTACGATAAAGATTAATACCTCGAATAAAATTCTGTCCTGTAGGAGGTGTAGTAGGTAGATTAGATACTGTAAGAGTTTGCCCTTCTTTTACATAAGATTCATTTGAAGGAAGACTAGGGATAGATTCTTCAGCCCAAGGTGTAAACCATGTAAAGATGTATGTACGAATTTGTGTATTACCGGCTAGATCTGCACGACCTGAAGTGTTAGCAGTCTTAGCTACTTGATCACCGGGGCTAAAATACTGAAAGTTATTATCACTAATAACTGTAATTTCTACGTTAGTACCGTTAAATGACTTAGCTTCATCAGATGTACCAAAATCTCTGATTGTTACAATATTTCCTGTACGAAGATTATGTGCACTTGATCCGTAAAATGTTGCTGTGTTACCTGAATCACGCTCATAGTGCGTAGCACTAACAACACTAAAAGATGTGGCCGCACCTGTGGGTTCTGTATCAGGAAGGGGAAGACCTAATTCATAATACCCATTAGTAACTGGGTACGGCTCACTCCCATTGGTAGCTAACTCATAGTTAGATACTTTAGGAACGCCATCACCTGTAAAATAGAATCTTTGTTCATTATCCTCTGAAGAAGTAGCAGTAGCAATATCTACTTCATTAGCAAAAGACAGCCAAGCTAAACTATTATCCGAATTACGTAAAGCATGTAAAGTTTTTATAGTACCTGTTCGCTCTGTGTTATCTACAATTACCGGAGTTCGATAAGGAAGTAGATCACCTGAGTACAGCTTAACATTAAAAGCTGTTTGGCCTGCACCATCTGGCAACAACTCTGAGGATATTTTCGGAGCCTCACCTAAAAACTTTATAAGCTTTACTGATGCCATTATGCAATCTCAAAATGTGGAGCGTCGATAAATGGTCGTCTACCTTGTCGCCTACGTAAATCAGTATAAGCATTCATAGCTTCTTCCATAGATCCTTGCCACTCTCGGATGTCTGGTATATGCCATGCTGCTCCCCAACGAAGACCAAGGTCATGTTCCATAGCTGCTGTTTTGAAAGCATCAGCAATATCGTCGTATAGATTAAGTTCCCAAGAAATTCTTGGCCCGACATAAGCAACCACATCGACAGCATTACCACCAATATGTTTGCTATTCATTGTTTGTGATGCACCGCTGTCAACTAACTGTTGTTGTTCTTCAACAGTTCGAAGACCACAAGTTACACCAAAGTCAATTTTAGTATAATCAATAGCTGACTTAACAACTTGTATTAGTTTGTTGTCTACGCCATTAAGTCTATCTAAACTTTTTTGTGATAATGAAAAACTCATTTGGTAAGTCCTTTCTGTTTCTCGTAGGTTCTAAGTGAACCGATTCCTAGCATTCCGCCGAGGACAGTTAGGAGTGTACCCATATCAAACTCAGGTAGTTCTGGCATATCTACACCAGCTACCGCACATCCAAATACAATCAAATCTTTTAAGATAAAATGGTATGCAAAAGCAATTGCACAGACCCAGCCAACTGCTGGACGCCAACCGCCTTTGAATAGTGAACCAGATGCTGCTTCAGCTTTATTTACTTCAATCTGGGCGAGCGCTATCTGCTGGGCATGTTTATCGGCCATTGTAGCCAAGTCGTGTGCCAACTTAGCTTTTTGATCTTTGTCCTCTATGAACTTGTCAAGTAAGCCAGTAACTGGCCCTATTAGTGTTTGTAACATACGTTACTCCTCCATAAGTTCTACTATATCATAACTCCCATCTGATCTTTTTTCCAGCTTTACTTTTAATTCTTTACATTTCCACTGGCTATCAAAGTTTACACCGCCGTTAACATTACGTTTAATTGTTCGTTTTGTAGACAAACACTCTGATAATTTATCATAGGGTGTGTATTCTATAGCTTCTCCGTTGCTATATAAGAGTAACACAAAGACTAACTCTATCATGGTTTATTCCCATTCCTCATCTTTTCTATGTTTTCTTCTATAGTTGTTATACGTTTTTCATAAAATTCCAAGGTCAATTTTTGTTGTTGGTCATATGGTGCTTGACCACTTTCTATTTGAGTTTGGAGTTTTTCTAGCTCTTTTGCTAAGTGTTCTATTAACATAAACTGCTCAGAGTCTGCGGGTAAACTGCCCATTTCACCTCTAGGCCATTTGATTCGGAACTCTGTGTTTTGCGCTTGATCGGCTTCCATCATGGTAATACTTGTTTCCATTTGATTTAGCCGTTCTATAATTCCAAAGTACGCCCATGTTGCAACAGAAGCCGCTGCCACCATAGTAACAATATTCCTAAGTGGTAGTGCAACCTCAGTATTTTCATTTAGTTTTGTAGCCATAACATCTGTTTATACCATATTTTATTTCTTTTGCACCCATGCAGTTGTACCCATATAAGCTGCAACAATACCCCCACCTGTAAGGTAAAACAGGTTACTTATGTCGGATAATGCAGTTACTCTTTCTAATGGGATAAAAAACATAGCAAGGGTGAACGCCCCCATTGCAATTAAAGAAAACCTAGCCATCCTAAGTTGAGCTAGGTTTTTTCGTGTAGCATCTTCTGTTTGTTTGATTTCTTTGACATGACCAAGTTCTTCATCAG